TGAAGTGGTTTTCCTTCAGCATTTCGCTCTACGTGAACCAAATCCGTAAGGATTCTAAGATCAGGATGATCCGCGTGTGCTTGTGCCAATCGCTCCGATACCGGCTGATAGTTATCTAAATTAAATGCCATTTCTTTTACCTTCCTTCTGTTTTGTTAAATAGTAACCGTTTGGTTGCTATTTTCTGACCCGACACACCGACCATTTTTTGAAGTCCATGCGCTCCATCCCATCCGATCTTCATCATCGTTAAAAAAACTTTCGATTACTTCATCGCACCATTTACATTTTGCGAACCGTAACATTCCTTGCGTTTCCATTTTAATTGATCCCTCAACGGCGTTGTGAACCTTTACGCCCAATAACTTTTTAATTCCGTTTTCGCTATATCTCATTTTTTATGCACCTTCTTTTATTTTTAAAGAATCTTTTACGGATCCACCTTTAGCGGAATATTCAAGCGCGACTAAAACCAAACGCATAGGTGTTTGATAATTATTACATTTACCAACTAAACCACCTGTTAAGTTCCACGCTTCATAAGATGTAATTAGATCAGGCACACCTTCTTCGCGCCATTGTTGTAATATTTTAAATGCTTCCTGACCTTTTTTATTACCTGTTGCTTTTTTTGCCATTTTATTTTGCCCCTTTCGTGATTCGGACTTTCCGTTCACGATCTAAAAGTAGGGGTAAACCGTAACCTTTACAAGTCCATTTAGGGGTATTTCGCGGTCTATTTTTAGTCCAGCCACACTTGATACTGGGCAGTAACCCGCCCCTTGATCGGATCTACAAAGTGGAGACGCTGACTAGGCAACCCGCTAGCCGCCATAGAATCCCGCGCATAACGATTATCCGACTCAGTTGATCCCGTCCAATATATATTAAAGTTTTTCTGAATCGGTTCTTGCGCGTGGCGATGGTAATGACCTAGATAAATATCCATAAAGTCATAATCGTGCGCGCCAGCCTTCCAACGGTTACCACCCGCAATCCAAGCCGCCGGACTAGCAAACCCTGATCTTCCCAATTCGTCGCCGTGCATTAATAAAGCGCGATAATTTCCCACCGCTACTTCCTGAATATCTTCCGGACAATCTTCCCACGTTAATCTTTTTTCGCCCGCAAGAATTTGGCGCGACATTTCATAAACCATTCGATCCACGTTATCGCTTTTTGGCACTTCTGCTCGCTTGCCCGCAATTCTTCCGTGGTTACCCCATTCAGCAACTACTGTAACGTTTTCAAAATTAGCCAACATAACGCGAATAAAATCTACACACAAACGAGACACCGTAGTAAATTGTCCAAATAATGAAGCGTCAATTTGCCATAACTGCGCTGGGTAATTAAATAAACCTTCGACCATATCTCCGCCAAACATAACCACGCAATCTTTAACGGGATGATGTTTTCTTTGAAGATCGGTTAAATGAATAATTTTATCTGCGAATTGTAAAACACGTTGTCGCATTACTTCTGAATTATAACTTGTAGTCACTTTTGCGCCTTGCCAATCCGTCGAATGAATTAACGCAACTTCGGCTTTTGCTTTTCTAAGATCTTTAGCCGGTGCCGGAACTGGCGGTATTGATCCTAACGCCAACATTGCCTCATAAGCCCCGCGATGAGTTGCCGTTACCAATTCATCGTTACGAATCTTGGCTTTTGCTAATTGTTTTTGCGTATTTAATAACGCATTTCGTAATTCCGCAATCTGCGGATCTACTTCTTTTTTTAATTCTTCTAAATCATCTTTTAAGGACATTGGCAACCCACCCCGCCTTTACGATTTCGATGGCGACGTAACGAATCGACGCTTATTTTAATCCCATTATCTTTTAATACCTTTGCCAATTTAACGGCTGAGATTTCTTTATTATCTAATATTTCTAGGATCATTTTTGATTCTTCGGTATTTTCTACATATAACGGATATAACTTACATCCCACGTGTTTTTCTTTAACGTTATTTTCCGACAACTCTTTTAAAGCCAAAAAAAGCCCCTGCTCTGCCATATGACCCCCCTAGAATTAAGGGATAGGTTACACGATAGAACAGGGGCTTGCTGGTATTACTTAATTATTTAGTTGTGTTTGATGGTGCTGGAAAGACATCGTTAGGATTCGCGTAGCGCAAAACCACTGGCAAGATAGCCGCTAATCCAGCGTGTAGAAGATACTTAGGACTGTTATAACCGCTCATATAGGCGGCAAGTGTTGCCGCAACAAACGCGCGAACCCAAGTTCCACCTACTGTTTGAACTTTAACCCAGTTTATATTCATATTGCTCCTTAGTTTGTGTATTTAGGACGGATCACCGTACGGATGATCGTTGTCGCCCTAACCTTTTGGTAAACGCCGTCCCCGTTAGCCTGATTCACTCCTACGTGGTCAGTACCAGTATTACCTTCAATACTGGAAACCAAATGCGTGTGCGGATCAATCCCTGAAATGGCAATCCCAGTATGCTCCGCCACTCCCGATTTGGCAAAATCAAATAACAAAATATCCCCCGCCTGAACGCTGGCAACGGGTACGGATAAATGATGATCTTTAGCCCACGCTTCAAACGATTGGCAAGCCGCGTAACCTTTAGGGGTTTGAGCGATAAGATTGGTTAGCCCCGCTTCGTGAAAGATATATGAAACAAACATCGCGCACCACGGTTGATGGTTTAATCCATACCAAACCCCATATTTAGTATCGTTATTAGTCCCCTCTTTATAACCGATTTCTTTTTTAGCCAAAGCAATTATATCGTCAGCCTTCATAATGAATGTTCCCTAACGTGTTGTTCAAATTTGCCATCGATTGTTGCAACTTCGATCCCGATCTTAATTTGATTTTCCCTTAACTCTTTAAGCATAGGAATTATTTCTTTATTGATTTTATCGTTCATAGATCCACCGCTATTTGGCGTAACCTCGTGTTTAATTATTTTTATATCTTCCATATTCTCTTGTATAACGTGGTGAATGGCTTTTTTCATTATAAACCATATTACAGATCCAAGCGCACCCGTAACGAATGTGTAAGAGTAAATTATAGTTGCTAAGTCGGATTTATTCATTTTGCGCCTTTACGGTTATTGTGGACTATGACCAAGTAATTGTTTTAACTATTCCGTTTTTATCTACTGCTTTTAAAGTGTTTGACGTAGTGTTAAGCCAAATATCACCTTTTTTTGGATTTGTTGGATCAGTTGCTACGTTAGGCGCGGTAAATCTAACCGCGGTTTCTAATCTACGTAATCTTTTATCTATTTCATCAAACATCATAGAAAGCGCAGGTGGCAAATTAATATAACTCATTTATTTACTCCCTTATTAAGTTGGATCAGCAAGAGTAAGTGTAACCCGCTCAGGCGAATTTTCACCCGGCTCTACCGCGATTGCTACGATTCTCTTAATCGCCGTTAAACCGTAACCCGTATTATTTTGCTGAACCCATCGGTCATCGGTAATTCTTAACATAACTTCATCGCCCGTTTTATAAGATCCCAATACCGGATCAACGTAAGCAGGAATAACTACCTTCGCCGTAACTACCGGATTTTGTTTTGCCGTTACTTCACCAGCCGCCAAGTTAGTTAATAACGTCGGATCGTAAACATCGTTATAAGTCGTGGTATCTTCCAGCAAGGGCCATCCTGCCGCCACTTGAGTAGTGATATACGCGCTACCAATTAATTTTCCTTCATTACTTCCCGGTCCGATTGCATACATCGCGTTAGCCGTAATGTTTCCTTCATCGGGATATTCATATTGCACAATATTTCCGGGCAATTCTAAAACAAGCGCGCCCGCGTTAGTAGATACATAAGGAATACCGCGGTAAGGGTAATCAGTTCTTAAATACTTTTTTGGAGTTCCAAAACTGTCATAAGCAACATCTATATTAATATCAAAACCAGTAGAAGAAGTAGATAAATCTTTTACTGCGCTCCATACATCTTTTAACTCGTAAGAATAATAAACGCGATCTACCGTAATTCCTGACGTATTAGAAGGCACGATTATGTCAATATTTCCGCCCGTAGCAGATTGCGCCGTATTAATAAGAGATTGCGCCACGGTCAGTTGATCCGTTGTTGTAAAGGCTACGCTCGTAACAATTCTTCTTCGCTCAAAATAACTTTCAAATTCTCTAGCCGTAAAATTCATTGTTTGAGTTTCCGACGAATAAACCCGCGTCCACAAAACTCCGCCCCAAACTAAAACGCCATCCCTATCCACATAAATAGCCGTACGAGCAGGAATCGTTGATCCCTGAATATCGTAATTAGTTAAACGCGGATCGGATAATAACAAATGCGCCGCAAATGAACCCGCAGTATTTAACGCTTGGGTAAAACTAACACCCGTTAGGGGCAATTCCGCAAGAATCGCATTGGTTCTAAGATCCGCGAATAAATAACGATAGACCGCCATTTTTTATGGTATCGAAGTAATTACTTGAGTGGGAACGGTATTGGTTGTGACTGTTGAAGAACCCGCAGTTGCCGATAACGTTACGTTTGTACTTGACGAAGCAAGAGTATAAACTGTAATTGTCGGGTTAGTTGCAGTTGACCAAATAGTATTTGTTGCATAAACCCAAGAATAAGACCCGTTAACATAAGTACCTGTTTTTGTGCCGTCTAAAGGTAATCTAATTTGAGTTGCTTGATAGTTGCCAGCAGAAGGTGCAATATAACAATTTAGTGCAAATGTATTTGAATAATTATTGACCGTAAGATAATTTGAACGAGTTGGTACACTAGACGATAAAGCGGTGCAAGATAGCGAGTTTGTATAAACGAGGGAAAAAGAAGAATTAAATTTCGCTATAAACAACACATCGGGAGTATCTGTTTCCCAAGCAAAATATAAATTTCCATTTGCGTCTATGTCTGAAGCCATATTGTGTCCAAAATAACTGCTGGCTGGAAAAGTCCAAGTTTGCGCTGAAACAAAAGTTCCCGATGAATTTAATTTTGTAATAACTATTCTACAAGAAGTTCCTGTATCGGCACTTCCAGTAGCAAGATAAACATTTCCGGAAGAATCTATTACAATACTTGCATAACTTAAAGGGTTAGCACTGGTAATAGATGCATATTTTGACCATTGGAGGGTTCCACTTGAATTAAATTTTGTAATCGTAGGTGCTCTACCACTTCCGCTATCCGCCCACGTAAAATAAATGTATATATATCCATCTAACCCTATTTTTAAAGACATTGCATTATAACTTATTGAAGTAGCACCACTAAGACTTGAACTATACCAAGTTGTCCATAATATATTTCCGCTTGAATCTAATTTTGATAAAAACGGATTTTGAGCACCAATACTTGAAATCCCACCGCCTGTATTCATATACCCAGTAATATATACATTTCCGCTTGAATCTTGAGCCGAACTTAAAATAGTTGGATAATCCGCGTAAATTGTATTTAAAGTTTTTCTCCAAGTTACCGTAGCAGCGTTAGTATCAAATTTAATAATTCCGTTTTCGGTTGACGCAACCGAATAACTAATAATAATATTATTATTGTTATTATTTTGAGTAACGATATTTTGTGAAAAATTAACAATACTTCCCGTGGTTGGGAAAGACCAATATTTAACAATTTTGCTTGTATAATCCGTTTTGTAAAGGGTTAGAGTTGAACCCGCTTGCACAGCATAACCTTCTAAAGCATTATTTATGCTAGTTCCTGAATTTGAGGGATACCCGTAACCAGAACCGCTAAACGTTCTTCCCGTAATATTATTAATCCAAGACGTATTAATTCGCTTACCTAATTCAGCGACCATTCCCAGTAATAAAGGCATTTTATTACGCCGTCAAATCGCCAATAAGAATCCAGTTATCGGTGCTAATCTGCACAAGAGTCGCAGCCGAATACTGAGTTCTAAGTTTTAAGCCCGGAGTCGCGTTGATCGTTACCACCGCAGGAGTCGTTGCTCCCACAAAAGTAACTTGACCTGCGCCTAGTTGGGCAACTTGAATTTGAGTTCCCGCTGGCAAAGCCTGAGTAGCGTTAGACGCAATCGTTACGGTTTGCACCGCAGCGTTATTAAAAGTAACTAACTTTTGCGCGTCGGTAACGTTCATCGTATAAGTTAAACCAGTTTGCGTATTAACCGTTAAATTTGGATTATAAACGGATGAAGTATTTTGCGTTGTTCCGTCAGGGAAAGTAACTAAACCAGCCGGAGATACGGCAAATACTTGAGTTCCCGCTGAGTTATTAACTCGGATCGCCTTACCTGTTTGCGAAGCAACCGTATTAACCGCAAGCGAGTTTGAAGCAACGTTTGTTGCAGTTATATTAACGTCTGCTAAAGAGGCTATAACACGCGTATCTGTAATAGCACCGCTAGTAATAGAAGTAACCGCCGCCGCAACCAATACCTGAGCCAAAATTAATGAGTTAGATGGCGCGCTAGGAGCAACAGGAGTTGAAGCAGGTGTTCCTGTGATCACTTGGAATAAAACCTGATTGTTTGCAGTTCCGCCATAAAACGCGTCCTGAACTGTTACCACTATTAGATCAATACGTCCCAAACTTGCGTTAGCGGTAGAAATCGTCGCAGTATAAGCCGCGTCATTATAAGCAATATAAAAACCTTGAGTAGAAGTCTGAGATCCAAGAATAATACATTTTCCCGCCGCGATGGTAACTGCCATAGATGGTGTTCCCGTAGGCGCAACAATTAAATCCCCGTAATCACAAATTCCAGCACTATTCCATAATGAACCCGTCGCCGTTAAACGATCATTTTCGGCAGGGTGAGATCCATTTTGTAACCAAGATGGTGGTGTGCGTAGTGCCATTATTTATCTCCTAGATATACGCGTTGCGCCAAGATACCACACAAGTAGTCGATCCACTTGTGCCTGTTCCTCTAAAGTTTAATATTGTAGTTCCCGGTGAAGCGGCAAACCACGAAGAAGTATTATCTAACAAGGATCGCCTATTGACCCCATTTAAAGTAACGGTTCTTAGATTTGTATCAATTACCATTATGTCGGAAGTCTGTAAAGAGTAATTAATCAATAGGAAATTACCCGTAGTCGCATTACTAATTTGCGGATTTATAACAGGTCCATTAATAGTTATGGTCGGATAAGTCGTCGCCCACCCGCTATTAATCACAAGGTTGCTTGCTGAACCACCGCCAAAACTCATATTATAAGTACGGTTATACGTACGTCCAACGGCGGATGAAGATTGAGATATATCTACGGTTTGCAAGGTATCGTCATAAATCAACGGATCAGGGCAAAAAAATTCATACATTCCCACCGCTTTACCATAAGTAAAATCAGGGTCAATCTTAATCGATCTTCTTCTCACGCGAGCATTTACTCTTTGCAGATCCGCGTTAGGAAGTTGAAATTGAAGAATCCCTGTTCCTGTTTGCTGAGGTTGTAAAGCCGTTTGTAAATATTCTAGGTTTTGAACCATAGAGTTTGTTTCGCTAGCAAGAATTTGAACCGTAAAAGTTAAAGTTCTATTGCTATAAAAATCTCTACCCGTAAACATTCCATCCGCATATCCGCGATTGTCATCTTGAACGCGCAATTTAGGAAGATCTTCTAATCCTTCAATACTTAGAATTTGAACCCCGTTACCCGCTCCACCAAATACAAATCCATTAAACGCGAAAGAATAAAGATTAAGTGAGGTTACGGTAGCCATTTAGTATCCCCCTGTATTTAATTTATTCATAATACCCGTTGTCACCGCGGCAGAAGCGGCGCTAGGTAAAGTGTAATTAACGTCTAACGAAGTACGCGCACCCCAAGCCGCGTCGGACATAGCGGTAGCGGTATCGGTAGGCTGATAATTATTAATGGTTACCGTCATTCCGCTTAATGGATTATAAGGTGTTGTTGGGGTAGATACTGCCGGGGTTGATCCATATAAACCGCCCGACGTTCCTTGATAATATTGAGCAAAAGTTCCTGCATTTGGATCGTTTGAACTGACTCCCGTTGAAGAAACATATCCCGTGCCTGTATTAATCATCGATTGCGTAACAGGATCAATTTTCGCATTAGGATCTTTAACGCCTTTAACCAAATTTTGAATTGTTGGAGTTGTTGGCGCTATCTGACCTAATGCCGCTAATTGAGCCATAATCGCTTTTATTGCTTCCGTTATTGAAGTTACCATAGCGTCAATTCTAGTGGTAATCGCTGAAACCAATTTATCAATAGGTGAGATTGAAATATTGCCAAAATTCTTAATAAATGTATCCATCACGTTAATTGCGTTTTGGTTTAATTGAATAGATAAATTATTAACGCCAGTTTTACTTAGATCCGTCATTTTATTAAATAAATCGCTCATACTAGATTGAGCCGCTGGCGCAGTAGATAAAATAGCCTTGCCTAATTGAACTCCGAGATCAGGTCCTTGCGAGATTATTTGATTAATAAATTCTTGACTAAATCCAGCCGCGGAAAGATTTCCAGCCGTCTGCGCTAATTGAACCGAATTATCATAAGACGCTTGTAACGCAATTTTTAATTCTTCTGCCGTCGCTAAAAACGGACTTTGTTTGGTTCCTAACGCAATCGCTAAATCTTCTTGCGCTTTTTCAACCGCTCTTTGTTCCGCAGTAAATACTGGCAAAGCCGTATTGGTAATAACATTATCGTAGGCTTGTGTAGATACTTGTGTTTTAAATTTTGCCTGAGCGTCAGCAAGTACCGCTTGAGCGTCTGCTAAATTCTTTTTAGCCGCAGTAATATTTGAAGCCGTTGTTCCAATATTAAAATTAGTTGCGTTTTGAAAGGCTGATCTCATCGCATTTACAGTAGAAATAACTTCGTTCGCGTACGCTTTTTGAGCGTTCATAATATCTTGTAACGCAGAATCCGCGTCCGTAGCCGCTTGAACTGCTGACGCACTAGCAACATCGGCCGCGTTTTTAAGGGCTTGAGTTCTCGCCACTCCCGCCGTTGTAACGTCATTCATAGAAGAAACGTATGCTTTATCCGCGGCAGCAGAATTTTTAGTTAAAGTTATTAACTTATCTGTTGCGACTCCAAACGCTAACGCGCCTTTTGTTGCGTCATTTAATGATTTAGTTAATGGATTAATCGCAAGATCGGCAACCGATTGTCCTACGTTTAATTTATTTAAATCTTTAAGGCTGGATTGAATTTTAATAGCCGCGCTTTGAATTGCTTTAGCCGAAGCGTTCCAATCGGAAGCAAGTTTAGGTTGTTGTCCCGTTGGGGTGGTATCTAAATTCATATTTACTTTGCCCATATCGGCGAGCATACTTGCGACAATTTTTTTATAGTCGCCCATCGCGCCCGACTTGCTATCAATAGAATTTCCTATTCCATCGATCGCGCCGTTTATTAATTTTAATCCAGCAATTACTGCCGCGACTCCACCCGCGACCGCCCCTAAACCGACAATAGAAAATGCTTCTGCCGCCATTTCAGAGGTAGCAGCCGCTAATGCCGCAACCTTTACCGCGTAATAGGCTTCTTTTAAAAATCCTAATACTGTAATAAATGCCATAATTCCAGCAATAATTTTACTTCCCAAGAAAACCGCAACTAGTGCGTCTAATACAAATTTAATTTGTGTTTTGTTATTTTCAAACGCTCTAGCCATATTATTAAGTGCCGGAATAATAAACGCAGTAACAAAAGCCGCAATTCTGACCAATATAGGCGCCATCGCTTGACCCAAAACAGCCGCAGCCGCTTCAGTTTTTGCTTTCATCACGTCGAGAGATCCCGAAGCCGTTGCCGCAAAAGTTTCCGCCGCTCCTTTTGTCGCTTCTTGAACCTTCTTCATACCAATAGTAAATTTTTCAGCCTTTGAATTACCTTCGTCAAAAGTAACACCAATTGGCTTAAACGCTCGTGCCATACCTTGAGAGGCTTTGACTACCGCGGTAGCACCTTCCGCCATCGTCATATGTTGTTTAGCAGTAAAATCCGCAACCGTTCCCATATATTCCATAGCCGCGGTCGGAGATTTCAAGCCAGTTGTTAAAATGCTAAACGCTTCCGCCGTATCGCCCGTGGTTTTACCTAAATTAGTAAAAGTATTTTCTAATTTAATAACATAAGGCATAACCTTTTCCGCGCTAAACCCCATATTGGTAAGCGTGTTTTCTACCTGCGCGTTAGCGATTTCGATTTGTTTAGAAAAATGCTCAGCCGCTAAAGCAATTCCCGTAAAAGCGGCGATTCCAATTCCCGCCATTTTTCCCAAACTTGCTGACGTAGCAACAAACTTTTCCATCCCCGTTTTTGACGTTGCGACCCTAACGTTAAGTTTTTCTAATTCTTTTTCTAATCCATTTAGCCCAAGTATCGCGCCCTTAGTATCGGCGGTAACTCTGAAAATAAGTTCTTTAAGATAACTGCCTTCCATTATTCACCACCCCCTAACAGAGTTCCGCGCCATACTTGTTTGAATATTGTGTCAAAAGCGCCCATTTGTTTTAATCCTTGAACCGCTGGTTTAAAGAATGGATAACCGACACCCGGTTCAAAAGGTTGTCCATCGCTTCTAACTTTCCATTTTGAAGATCCCAATTCAACCGATCGCGCATATTCGATTGTAGGTCCGACTACTACCGTGTACCCATCAAACCCAACGGTAAACCCTGACTTCCGAATCGAATCGCGCAACTTATTTGTCGCGCGGTTCGGTCCGGGTCCCGTGCCGATAATGTGTGGTTTTCCGGGCTTGTGTTGCCCCGTAGAGGCATTAATTTTGGCTTGACGTTCAACTGCTAACCCAATTAATTCTGCCGCCTTCTTAGGGCGTTCACGCACGTCTATTTCAAGTTTTTTGAATTGACCCATCAACTCACTAAAACCTTCAATGGCGGGCATTTGGGTTACTCTTTTCTTCTTTAACTTCTTCTACCGCGTTTGCGATATTTATAAGCCATTCCAGCATATAAGCAGGTTGTTCGTCCACCTGTAACGGTGTCCACCCAAACCTTTCGGCACAAACGTAATAAAAAAATTGTTCATCGGGGTATTCAAGATCGTCGGCTCTAGTTCCTGTTTTTAGTAGAAACTTTAGGCGATCTAATTGTCTTTTGGGCTACTTTCGTCCCCTGATTCATCAAACTTTGGCCATATAGATTTCTGCGCTTCTTCGGCTTCTTTAGCCAACACGTCATAGTCATCAATAGAAAGTTGATCTAGGGAATCGATTTTCACGCTAGGTGGTACCAAATCAAATGACCATTCTTCAATCAAAATTGATAAAAGTGTGTCTACAATTTTTAATCCAACAGTTACTTGGTTTTCTTCTGACCCCGCAAGGATCATAATTTTTTTACGATCGCCTTGCTTTAATGTTTTTGCGTCTTTGATCGTGGCGGTTGCGCCACTTGGCAACTTAATTACTTTACTCATTTTTGAACCTTCCGTTCGTTGTTACCTTCCATCATAGCAAATAAAGCCCGAAAGGGTGCAGAGGTAGTCGGGAAGGTAATCGACCACTTACACCCTTCCGGAGATTAATTAAGCGTAAGTTCCGCTTGGCTTTGCGTTTTGTAGAACCCACTTTATAGGAGAATAGCCAACAGTTCCCTTATCGGTTGTGTTTGCTTGCGCGTTAATATCGCACTTAATAGTTACGAAATCTTTCGAACGATCGATTCCTGTTACTACGTAAGATCCTTTAGTCATTGTCGCTTGAACTTGAACCGCGCTTGCGCCAGTTCCATACGCCCAGTTTAGAACGATGGCTGGCTGAGTGTTGGTTAGGTAACGAGTCAATTCAGTATCATCTTCCATTACAAAATCAAACGATCCAGTAACGGTTAATGCTCCAACGAAAACGTTGTAAGGATTTTGAGTCGCAGATACTCCGTAGATTGGAGTTGCTGGACGCGCCATAGTGATTGTTCCGCTAAGAGCAGTCGATACGGAAGATCCACCGATTGAAACAGTTCCTTGCCATACCGGAGTAGGCAAGATTGTTGAGAATGACGGTGTAGGTGTTGAAGCGGTTGCAGATAACCATCCAGTTGATTTAGCAGTATATGAAAGCAAACCTTCTGCGTTAAATGTTAATACGAAATCGTGGAATTGTTGTCCGCCATACGCGCGCACATTTGCAGCGTAATAATCGGTCAAAGTATAAGCGGTTGGTTGAGAATCCGCGCCAACGGTTGCAGTATTTTTAAGCGCGATAGTATGAGTATAAGGCGCGCTTGCTCCTGTTGTTGTTACTTCGCCCATAACACCAGCGAGAGAATAACCAATTGTATCGGGGAAAACATCTCCGCCAAGATCTACTGTTGAATGAGTTCTGCCCGGAATATACGCGTAAGAATTCACGTTTGACCCACGTAGTCCCTGATCGTAAAGAGGCATAATTACATCGACGGGCTTTAATGAACTCGCCAATACTGGAATAAAATCTGTTGGTGCTACTGGTGTTCCTTTAGTTACTTCTTTGGCTATGCCAACGTAACTACGAACGGATGCTTGTACGCTCATTGATTCACGCTCCTGCGGTTAAGTCTGTCGCGGCAGACGGGGTTGTAATTGGATTTACTTTTGGCTCTTTCGCAGGTGCGGAAGGCTTTGAATTTCCGGATACAGGTAAAACATTATATGCGGAAAAATCATCGGGTGCTTCAAACGTATCGCCTGATTCAACGATTACGCCGATCGTAGGGAAAACTCTCTGATCTTCCCCTGTATATTTATAATTTGCCATTATTCTCCTTGTTAGGCTTGGATCATTTCAGTTACTAAGAATTGAATTTGCGCATATATATCTGTTACTCCACCATCGGATGTAGCGGGTTCTCCATACGAAGTTGTTATTGCTGGCTCTGCGCCTTGCCAAACAATATTTCCCGTTGTATCCCCGAAATTATGATCTGCCCGTAACCTATCTTTGACGCTATCAATAAGTGTATCAAAATCGTCCATCGCTTTTTCTGCGCTATTTTGAGACGATTGAAAATAAATCTGAAGAATTAAATTAAAATCGACGCGCTTCCATCCGCTATGTGCGCCCCCGATAGCAATACGCGACTCGTTTTCGTTTTGAATAAAAACAATAAGAGCCGCGCGAGACGGAATTCCGGGTTGTGCGTTTACTTGAAAATTAATGCGCTTAGGGAATGAGGTAAAGATTTGATTTAGTCCTGAGATATATCCCGATTGAAGATACGTGGCAACTTGTTGGCGAACTGTCGATCTACTCATTATCTAATTCTTCTATAAGGTTTCAATAATTCTTGTGCCATACCAATATCGCTGGCAATAGCCTGAGAGCCGGGAGTTGAATGACCGGGTGATGTAGTAACGTTCATAACCATTGAATTATCGCCACGCACTTTAAGCATAGCCGTTGTAACCAAAATAGCCGCTTCTTTAATCGCTGGTGGTAACGCACTAATTGAAACCCCTACGGCGTGTGAATAATTTAATGGATTGGCTAAAGGCACGGTGCTGGATCCAAATGTATAGGTGCTTCCAACTGTTATATTTTCTGAATTTAATCCATCATAAATTTTGAGCATTAATCCAGCGTGAAATCCAATTCCATTGGCAACCGTAATTGTCGATTGTCCAGCCGTCGCTAAGACTATTGTATCGTTAGCGTAACCATTCACGTATGTATATTTTAAATAACATTCGGTGGTGTTTCCAGTAAAAGATCCTAACGAAAGCGATCCTTGAGACGTGTAATTGGTCGATAGTCCATTAGAAGGCACAATTACTTGTTGTGATTCTAGCCAACAAATAGACGGATCGGTCATTTGAGTTAATTGTGTCGGATCTGATCCGTACCACAAACTAGTTAAAGCAACTATTGGTGAATTGTTAGGGTGAAATCTAATAGACCCATCGCGTTTAACTCGAGTTCTTTGTTGTTCCGTATCCGAACTGGCGCCCAAAATTTGATTACAAAACGTATCGACGTAACTACTCGCGCGCGCTATGACGTTAGTCAATTCGGCGTCCTGCGCGTCCGGATCTGTTGAATTAAAAACTAAATTATCAATATCAATAGCGGTAGGCGCATTTTTAAACTCAGTTAAAGTTAAATAAGGGATAGAAAATTGTTGTGATAATGGAGAAACGTCATTAGTCATTTACTGATCCATCCGTTTCTAATCTTTCATTTTCATTTCCGCATTTACCGCATTTTTTAAAAAACGACCCGAACCCACAAGCAATACAAGTGTAGCCAATATTATCCGCGTTTGTAACTGCGCCCATCATTGACGCTTCAATAAAACCTTCACGCTTCATTAATTCAACGTGTTTTTTACTTTCAACATTATAAACGCCTTGTCGATTAACGTTGTAACGGTAACCGCCTACGTCTGTTTGTTTAACACCCTTATCAGGTGCAACCATCTTTGGCATTTACTATCCCTTCCGAATAATGATCGCGGTAGCCCGATATATGACTACCACGATCATTTCTATATTCAGTTTTTGTTAAGCAGAAACAATTCCTGAAACGATTCCGTTCCAAGCAGGTGCTTGGCACATAAATACGCCGCGGAAATATGTTGAGAAGTCGTACGAGAACTGGTTTACAGGCCAAGAAATGCCCATATAGTCCTGTACCATATAGTTTGACCAAACGTCTGAAACTTGCGTATCAGGAATTGGAAGTGTGTAGGAAAGCACAGGGCTTACGCCTTGTGGAAGCCAAGGATGAACGGTTAGACCAACAGCCTTTCCTGTAACTTCGTTTTGCAGACCAGTAACGATAGAACCGTAAGTGATTCCACCTTCGCCCGGCGTTTCAATCGCTAAACGATAATTAGCAGTTGAACCTGACTTGATTGCGTCTGATAGTTGACGGCGATCTGAACCGTTGATTAGAACTTCGTCCGGATCAGCCTTAACTGCGTCATAGAGAGTTGCGAAAACATTCTGATATTCAACACCCGGGTTAGCGGTTGAGAACGCAGAGTTGATCTCGTTAATCGCTCCACTAGCAGAAGATAGCAATGTAGGGATAATTCCATCATAGCCAGTTGCGTAAGCAGAGGTATCAGCAGTAATTGTTGAAGCGAGTGTGCCAGTTGTATTAAATACAACGTTATCACCTAGAGATGAAGCACCTGCGCCGTTAATGAAACCGGTTAGAGATGTAATGCGACCTACATAGTGAGCGTTAGCCGCACCAGTTGAAGTTCCCACATAAATCTTTGTTCCGATAGAACCTGTAACGTTGCTTACTACGATCTTAACAACTTGACCAGTTGTGATTGCTTGTGAAGCGACTGTTGATAGAACAGACTCACCAAAAGCACCAGCGTCTGAAGTTGCATAAACATAATAAGTTGTTCCGTTAGTTAGAGCAACTTGTGAACCTGTTGCGGTAACTGCTGAAAGTGTAACTGTTGGTGCTGCAAGAGCGCCAACAAAACCTGTTGCAGTTCCACGGCTCATTAACATCATTCTTTCTTCCATCAACATTGTTGCATAAAGTGTTGAAGTTGAAGATAGTTGACGTAGATCTTGGAAGCCAAGACCTGAGAAGTTAGCGTCGAACGAAACGCTATCTGATAGAGAGAATGAGTTGTAAGGAAGAATTAAATCATCGGCAGCATAACTAATCTTTGGTCCGCGCTCGTAAGCAATAGATCCGAAAGTAGTTGTTGTTGTTTCTGTGATTCCTGGCCAAGTGTTTCCAATTCCGCCAGTTCCTGTACCAGTGTAACCAAGTACGCGCTTAATACGGTGCGCAGTACCGACACCTTTTTTACGTGGGATACGATTACGAAGTGGTGTTGGACGTGGTGTAAGCAACTTTGCAGGTGCTTCCAAGTCGAACGCCGCGAAAGAAGATGAAAGTGGTGAAGTAAGGGAAATATCCTTTACTACATCACCCATTGCGCCACGTTGCGCAGTTAGAGCAGTATTAAGTGAAGATAAAACATCTGGTGATAGGGACTTATTTGCTACGAGTGATTCGATAGCAGATGTTGCGCTGACCGCTTGACCCGGCATAGCAACAGACTTGCTTAGAGATTCTGAAAGAGCACTTGTGTAATCTTCCATCTTCTCAGCAGCAGACTTTGCTGATACGTCGCCAAATAGATCCTTAGCGCGAGGCATTTCTAGTGCCATAATTTGGTTTCTCCTTTAAGAGTTATTCGGAATCGCTAGACTTACCTGCTTTAGCAAAAAACTCTTTTGCCAACGCGCGGTAACCCGAAGCGAGATCCGGATCGGTTGTTGAAGCCGCCTTGCGAACATAATCATCCGCTTTAGCAAGCAACACGTTATTTTCGTTTTCATTTCCTGCTTTGATTGCTGATCGTTTTGGTCCACCAGCAACCGCTTTTGTAACCGCTACCGCTAGTTCTGCTTCAAGTTCCGCGACCTTATTCTCTGCCGCTGACTTCTCGGACTTAATAAGATCAATCTCGGTTTGAACAGATTCCTTAGCACTCTTAACGGCTTTTTCCAATATTTCAGCGACTTGTGAGTCACCGAGCAGGGTTTTTTCTTCCGCTAGAACCTCAATTGGTTCTTCGGTTGAAACTTCTTCTTCAGCCTTAACTTCTTCGGCTACCACTTCTGCTGGAATTTCCTCAGCAACGACTTCTTCAGCAGGAATAACTTCAGCAATTACTTCTTCGCCTTCAACGGATTTATGTGATCCGTCGGTATCCAAAGTAGTCGCGTCGGCTTCTTTAGCCGCCAATTCCGTTGTTTCATTTTCCATTGTTACTTCTCCCTCTGCCGCTTCGTGGGCGTGAAATTGGAATAACGCTTGAATTGCGTTAAGCAGGATATTAAGCGAAATAGATTCATCTTCGCCATCTTTCATTTCTGTCGCTTCCGCAATTACTAACTGCGCTAGCGCGTCGCGAGCCGCAGAAAATGCCGCTTCGTCGAACTTCTTAATTGTTGGGGCTATTTCTTTTGCTTGATTAATAAGCAAGCCCGCTTTATTGACCTTCTTCTCTTTAAAAATTTCAGTTGGAAGTGGCGCTTTAAATTCGTGAAATTCTTCAACTTGAACTAATGAAGATTCGCCATCAACGCTTTTAGCCATAATGAGTTTAGCGTTAGGATTTGCCGGACGATCTACCAGCGACACTTCTACGATCTGACCATCAATAATCCGACCATTTACCGCTTTAGTATCGCGCACTACGCGCGGAGATTTAATCCCTATTGAGAAGCCTTTAAGAACTCCTGTTTCCACTTTTTTAACGCTAACGGGATCAACAACAAGAGTAGTAATGTAATGACCATCTTCTTTCGATTCATATTCTTTCGCAACTCCCGCCGCAATATTTGAGTGTTGTTCGCGGATATTTCCGCCGGATTTAAACCATTCGGGCATAGCGCGATCCAGCCAACCTGCGTCGCAGATTTGTTGGTCAATATCTAATGAATCATCTGTCGCCTTACCGTAAACCATAAGAGTTCCATCGCCGTTTTTGTCATATTTAACAATTGGCGCATACGCGTTTGAAAAATTATTCATCATTACTCCTTAGTTTCCTGAATAGGTAATTACAACTGCACCAGCCGCAGTACCAGCCGCAGAAATGCCGTAAATTTTATCTCCCGAATTACACCAAAGTTGAAATGTTGTTCCAGCAGTTATTAAATGTCCCTTAGTTACACCCGATGTTGTAATAGTTGAATCGCCAACCCAAATCGACGCACTATCCCCGTTTTGAATTTGAACTGCGACGTTGCGCGATAATCCTGTTTCAACTTGGCAAATCATTGTTGCCGTTGTTCCGGCGGTGCTATTTAAGTGGACTAATGCCATTTTATTTTCCTATTCTGATTTATATTCGTTTGTATCTACATAAGGAGTAAAGTGTTGAACGGTTTCCCGCGTTACTTCGTCTAAATAGAATTCTCCGCCTGTAATCATCTGTACCAAATTATCGGTTACTATCCACGCGTTGTCCAACCACACCAATTCCGTAACCTTTTTAATATCATCGTTAATGTTTAACCGATATATAGCAAGAATGTCGTTTCGATCATCTGTTTTATAAAACCATCGATCTTTGGTCATTATTTATTCCATTCAGGCGCGGGTTGCCAATAGCCGCGAGCCAAAATTGAACCAAGTTTATTAGATTCAAATTCACGCCCATCGGGAAATCTAACGTGAGCATAAGGTTCTTTGCCGTCTAATCGATCAAAAATTATCTCTGATCCATCTTCTGCTATATATAAAACGGTTCCTTTTACCAATCTATCCCCCATTTTCTAGGCACAATCGGAATATTTAAATTTAACTCTTTTAGTTTAGCAACTAAATTTGGAATGTCTTTTTGAGGGGCATAGATCGCGGCAATATCTCCGACCTTTACTCCGCCAGTAATCTGCGCTTCTAAATAACTCATAGACGGATAAATGCCGTTTACTGAAATACCCTTATAGTAAAAACCCATATTTAATAAATCGGGAGTTTCTGCCGTTACCTTATCCGCGATAACTCCTGAATAAAGTGAATCGCCAATGGTCGCTGTTGTGCGATCTTTTACGTCCTGTTTTAAAACTAGGCGAATATCCCCATACTGACTAACCGCTTCGCTATTAAGGCTAAGTTTATTGTCCCAAATTCTAGCCAAACCGCTCATTGCGCTTTCGTCGGGTACGGTGGTTTTGATTTCTTCCCCAGTACTAATAAATCCATAAATCGGACGCTCTGCCGGATCAATATTTACTGGCACTTCTTGTACCGTTTTTTCGCTTATTGATCTCATTTCGGGATCGTAATATCCGTTTGATTTTTGTATTTCAAATTGATTCTTAAAGCGACCATCTTCAAACACTTTGAATAAATCATCTTTTTTAATCGCTATGGTTACGTTTCCATTCTTTAACGCTTCCGTAATTTTTTCTTTAGCAACAATTTCCGCTTGCTTAAATTCTGAAATTCTTGCTGGATTAATAATAGAATCGGGAGCAAGGATAGATTTAAAATCTTCGTAACTATTATTATTCTCTATATAATAAATTAATCGAGTAAGATCGGCTTCTGCGGCAATTTTTCTATCTTTAAATGGTAAATCTTTGTGAAAATCTTCGTAGTATTTCTTAACCGTAGCATACATAGCAGAATTACTATTTTTAACTTCTTTTAAAAGATCCTTTTCAGATATAACCCATTTACCTTTGATGTCTTCTATTTGGGCTTTAATTTCCGCGTTTCGCTTATCTGAAAACATAACATCCATAGGTTTAATAGGTTCATTAACCACAGGCATAGGTTCAATAGGCTTAAACACTTGTTCGGCAACCTTTTTAGGCGCAGTATCTCTAACGTTATACCATTTAGAAAACGATGATGTCGTCCCGCGCACGTTACCCATTGAATCGGTAAATCGAACTTGTTTTAAATCGCCTATTTTAAGCAGATCTTGATAATCTTTCGGATCAGGGATTTTTCCTGCCAATTTGGTCATCTTATTCCACAAATTCCAGCGTTTAGCGTCATTTTTTTCTACGCGATATTCTTCGTAAAGTTTATGAAGTTCTTCTTTGACCGTTACTGATTCGGTAGTATGGAATTGAACTTCAAATTCTTTTCCGCTTCGGTCTTTTACCGCTACGTTAATGCCGCGATAATCTTCGCGTTCCCAATAGTTTTTAACGCGTGTTTCGTAGCCCTTTTGGATTAAAGAATCTAACGAATCCTTAACCCCTTGGACGTAATTTTTATTGTCCCAAACCAAGGTATAACGGTTAAGATCCGCCATTTTATGAGCCGCGCTTTCGGGTGATCTAGCCGCTCCCGTTTTAATTTCATCCGCAATTTTGCGAGATATTGAACCCACTTGTTTTAAGCGGTAATCCATTCCGTTTGGCGTAGCATTTGTCGCGTCAGCCAATCCCATAACTAAATCTGTTAATACACCTTCGCGGGCTTGAGCAAAATTAAACGCGTCGTTAGCCGCTTGATCGATTTGATCCGTAACGTCCCGATAAGCCATTTCGTCGATTACTGGCAAAATCGTACATAAGCAATTTGGGTGCGCTGGTGGTTCTGAATCGCCACTAGGGAAATCATCGCCAAGGGCTACAATTTCGCCATCGTTTTCTGCGCATATAGGGCAAGGATCTATCCCAAACCATTGTACCGACCCTAAACCCGCGTTTTGATACGAATTCATCGCAGATTGATTGGTTGCTCTACTCATCTCTGTCGTAGCAATCGTCAAAGCCTGAGATGGATCGTCAATAACGCCCGCTACTCGCTCGGTCATTTTCGCTAGTGATTCGCCCGACCTAAACCCTGTCGCTAACGCCGTGCCTACTTGGTCGTATTTTGTGCTTAACGCACTTCGCGCCGTACTCTGAGAATTATCTATTAAAGTTTTTAATCCGCTTGGCGGATCAACCAATAACGCAACCGCTTCATCGCCGGGCGTCCATCCAGCCCAAACGTCAGCCGTCGGATCCAACGCGATTGAACTAACCGACGCTTTATTTACCGCCGTTTTAATCATCGATCGCGCCGCTTTATTACCCGTAGCCCAACCTTCGGCTAATACTCGGTTAATCGCCTTTTCTAGAGGTTTGGGATCGGTTCTAACGTGAACCATTACCCACGATCTTGCCCTTACTCTGTCTGCCGTTTCGTTATCGGTTTTATCGGGGTTAGACCCTAAATAATCTTCAACAATTTGGCGCGCATTAAAAGAAGTTTTAATTACTGCGCGAATTTTAACCGCATTTTGGGCTGAGATCCGTCCCTTGATCTCTTTTGCCGCCCAAACTTTCACGATATATAGGCAGAAATTAGGTTACGCGCCGTGTCTATATCCCCATCTTCTAAACACCTATTCAACGCTTCGCCTACTATCGGATCTACATTATAAAATTTAAACGTCCGATTTCTGACTCCCTTTTCGATCCATCTTTCAAATCTCCCCAACTCTTGCTTCTCCGCTTTAGTCGGAGTTTCGGTTGGAGTATCAGGGGTTTTGGCTGGAGTATCAGGAGTATCAGTTGCGAGCGGATCAGTAACAGGATCAGGCACACCTGCTGAAACCAAACCATCCGGAGTAAACAAGAATACGGAAGATCCCGCTACCAATATTGGCATATCAGCCTCAGGAGTATCCAATAAAGGTAATCCTAGATCCGCGCGTGATTCATTAATTGTCTTACGTCCCCCGCGAGTTTGAACGTCATCTCTTTCAGCAGTTTCTTTAGTATCGCTTTGAGAAGATGGCATTAAAGCGAATTCTAGTTCGCGTGGCATATTTAAATATGTATATGAAAGGTTTGTGATCATCTTTGAAATCCAATTAGCCAACGGCATTAAACCAATTAATTCTGCGCTTTGGGCTTCTCCATCCTGATGTCCCTTGCCGCCTAACCCCGACTTAGGAGTAAATCCAATTTCGGTTGGCATAATTCCAAAATGTCCACAAATAGATGTGACTAAGTAATCATCTAATACATCTTTAAATCGTTCCCCGTAACCTTCAAATTGCTTTACGGTTAAACCTGCTGGCATTAACTTCGCGCGTACGCGTTGTTCTGTCTGTCCTGAAAGATCATCATTTAGGATATTTTCATACGCGCGCAATAACTCAGGGTTATTTCCAAACGTAGCGTCCGATTCAATAATCATTTCCGGCATAACGCCATCGGTATATTCCGCGCGAAGCCACGCTTGACGCTTTAAATATAGATCCGCTAGCGGTAAGCAACGTTCTACTGGCGAATAACCATAAACGCTAAACGTACGTCGATTACGCACCATATAAGAAAGTTCGTCAGCACTAAACTCTCCATCTGCCGATTCATCTTCTCTTGTCGCGCTGAATTCGCTTCTAGGGAATCCGTAAAGAATCTGTTGATAAGCAGGAAACGGTGATTGTGGACGCATACCGCGATCATCTAATAATGGTTTAATTGTTGATCCGTCTAGGATTTGAAATCCGTAAAGTTCTTTATTAATCGCGGTTTGAGGCCATACTGACCACGCGTCTAACACTAAAATTTCTTCTAACGAAATCATTAGCCAATCGGAAAAAGTTAAACCATTTGATTTATCCGGAGTTTCCCAAAATGCGCGCAAGCGAGCAATCTCAGGCGTGAACTTATCCCGCGCCTTCTCCATCGCTCTAAGATGATCGCCGCCTGTTTCCGAAGTAATTCTTTCCGCCGCTTGATCTGAAAGGGTAATATCCCAATCCAAACCAATCATTTTATTTTTTAAAACTTCAATACATCTACGAACAATATCAACCTGATCAGCCGCCGCTCTCAATGTTTCAAAAGGCACTAACTTGGTTGCAGTAATATTTATATTTTGTGCTACCTGATATTCATAACGGCGTGGGTCAGGTCGTCCACGATCTCCAACTGGGTTAATCGCTCCGGGCAATAATGGACTTCCCGGTCCGAAAGGTACGGATGGCAAAACTTGATCTCTTAATAAAGGCTCGGTAGTCCCGTATTGTTGTTGATACATTAAACCGTTACGCATTTCTGTTTCGGTCATTGTTACTGTTCCAGCAGGGAGTTTTGGTGCTTTAGTTATTTCTTCCGCCACTTTTTTGGCAAGATTATCTAACAAACCCATTTTGTTCTCCTATTATTTTTATGGTTCAGTATCAATTAAGTATAGTGCTATTAAATATTTTCTAAAGGTGTTTCATTTGAAAGGTTGAAAGTCCCGCTACATTCGCAGTTTTTTACTATCTGATCTAAATCTACTTCTCTTTGTTCTATATATCCACGCCCGCATTTATCGCAGTTATATTCATATCGAATCGCCATTTTTTCCCCTATTCTTAATAGTAAAGATACAGTATGCCAGCGCCGCCCGCGCCGCCAGTTCCATAGTTATTTCCCGCACCACCACCACCACCGCCGTTGCCGCCCGCTCCACCGTTATTACCCGAAGCATTAGATCCTGCTGAAATATATCCCGCTCCACCACCACCACCGCTTAAAGAATATATATTTGCAGTTCCGCCCGAAGTATATGTTCCAGTAGCCGTGCTATTTACAGTAAATTGAGTAGATGAAGCAGAAGCAATCGTTACACCGCCTAAATTAGCAGTGGTAAATCCTAAAACTCCAAAAATAGTAACTATTTGTCCTGCGGTATAACTATTTGTTGCCGTGTAAGTTATTACTGATCCTGATCCAACTGCGTTAGTAATCGTTACCGAAGTTGGCACACCAGCAACGCTAGAAGCAGTTCCGCCCGCTCCACCTAACCCTGCCCCGCCGTTACCACCAGTAAAAGTGCTAGCGTTTCCTAATGTATTTCCCGAACCACCGCCACCACCAATTAATCCACTACCACCAGCGCCAGCCGCAACTCCAGTTGTTGTAGCGCTTGAGTTACCCCCACCACCGCCGCCCGAAACTCCGTCTGCACCCACGCCGCCAACTGCAAGGGTTGTGCTTGCGCTCCCGCCGCCGCCGCCGTAACCTAATCCGGAACCCGCGCTTCCAGCAAGCGCGCCCGTATAACTTACGCCGCCAACAAGTCCAGTTGTAGAAGAAGATCCACCACCACCGCCACCTGCTCCATATGAAGCCAATAAAGTTGAAGATGTTGTTCCAATTCCACCCCCACCACCGCCGCCAACTACCATTCCATAAACCGTTGAAATACCAGTTGAACCAAACGATTGATTTATGCCACCTGCGCCGCCAGTTCCAACGGTGCAAGTATTAACGGCAAAAGTCCACCCAGCAGAAAACCCGCCCGCGCCGCCGCCGCCAGCCATTGTTGAACTTGAGCCGCCGCCACCGCCACCGCCAATACAAACTGCATAAACTCTTTGTGTCCCTGATGGAATCGTTACTGATCCGCTTGACGCAATCGTTTGTTGTAATTTAAGCCCATAAGGGGTATCGGTGAATGAAGAATTAGATTGTATGCTTATACTCATATAGTCCCCTTAGTAGTATAAATAAAGTATACCTGCGCCACCCGTACCGCCTTGCATGGTTTGAAAACTTCCACCACCGCCGCCACCACCTAATCCGCCATTGCCAGCAAACGCAACCGAAGCACTACCACCGGAAACGTAAGCAGTAGTAGTCGCGCCCGCTAGTGTAAATTGTGTAGAAGATACCGTTGTTATTACGCCGCCTATATTGTAAGCGGTTGGGTTTACGCTTGATACTGAAACGTATTGGTTGGCTGAAAAAGTATTATTAGCAGTATAAGTTATTACTGTTCCTGATCCCGTAACATTTGTAATTGTTGCAGTATTTAAAGTTGCGCTTCCGCCAGCAGAAACGTATCCCGCCCCGCCGCCACCCGCGCCGCCAATAACTCCGCCAGCATTTACGCCTGTACCACCCGCGCCACCTTTTCCACTACCACCATTACCACCTGCTCCGCCTTGACCGCTTGTTGGCGACGCACCACCGCCGCCGATTAAACCCGAACCACCAGTTGCCCCACCAACCGCCGCCACACTAGCCGCGCCGCCACCTGAAATTCCTGAACCACCAACTGCGTTTCCTGCAGAACCCCATCCCGAAGAACCTACTACGGCGTTACTCGCGAGAGCGCCAACAGTCGCACCTACGCCCGCTGGCGCACCTGTAAAACTTGCTTGTGAGGTTCCACCAATATTTTGTCCCGATGACCCACCCTGACCACCACCAAGTTCCCCTGAGCCACCAGTACCGTTGTTATTACCGCCCGCCCCACCGCCGCCAGCAACTACTACTCCATAAGACGTTGAGCCTAATGGTTGGGTTTGATTAACTGCGGCAATAGAACCAATTTTACCAGCGCCAATAGTGCAAGTATTTGCAGGAAAAGTCCATCCCATTGAAAAACCACCGCCACCGCCACCGCCACCGGGTATTCCGCCAGCAACGGTTGAACCACCGCCGCCACCGCCGCCAATAGCAATAGCCCATACGCGAGTTATATTGCTAGGGATCGTTACCGATCCGGAAGATGTAATTGTTTGTTGTAAAAGTAATCCATAAGGCGAATCGGTAAATTGTGGATTATCGTAAAAAGTTGCGCTCATTATTTTCCCATCTTAGTAAAAAAGATAAAGTATTCCCGCGCCGCCCGCGCCACCCGTTGTAGATCCACCGCCGCCACCGCCGCCACCTAAACCACCAGCACCACCAGTTGTTGTAACTGCGTTACTACCGTTGCCCGCAATACCCGCTCCACCGCCACCTGAGCCGTTAGCACCAGTACCCGTTGACCCTGAACCACCAGTACGAATAGCACCAGTAAATATATTAAATCCGTTGCCACCAGCGCCACCAATACGAGATCCAGTGCTAGCGGTAACCGCGCCGCCACCGCCACCAATTATGCCATTACCACCCGCTCCGCCAGTTTGAGCAGAAGTATTTGTAGTACTACTGTTTGCTCCCCCGCCCCCGCCTGAGATTCCATCTCCACCTGCTCCGCCCACGCTTATGCCAGCAGTCGTCCAAGGTGAACCGCCAGTACCTTGTGCGGCTGACGCTCCTTGTGCGGGAGCAGCCACACCAAGATTACCCGCTGGCATACCCCAAAAATTAACTTTACCTGCTTGCCCAACGGAAGTTCCACTGGTTCCACCGCCGCCACCAGCGCCAGCAAAAAGTGTAGCGGATGTTCCATTTCCACCTGTACCCGCAAAAAGATGTCCGTATCTTGTATAGTTGTTATTTCCCACAGCACCTATTAAGCAAGTTGTATCAGCAAAAGTCCAACCCCAAGTAAGTTGACCCGCGCCACCACCACCGTTAAAAGTACCGCCTGTTGCCCCCGGTCCAGCCAAAATAGCGTAAACAAAAGTTAACCCAGCCGGAAGCGTAACGGTAGTTCCCGATGAAATTGTTTGTCGAAGTTGTAACCCGTAAGGAAGAATTGAAGATGTAAAACCTTTAGATGTAAATTTATTTGTAGATGGAAACCACGAAGATACTTGTGATCCTACTTCACCGCGTTTTTTATCCATAATAAATATCCCCTAATAACATAAATAAATTAATCCGCCACCGCCACCGTTGCCAGTAACACCCGAACTTGAAGCCCCACCAGCGCCACCACCTAAACCACCGTGTCCGCCCCTACTTGTCGTAGCGTTTAAACCATTACCCGCCATACCCGCACCACCACCACCCGCACCGTTAGCATTAGTACCCGTATTCCCTGAACCACCCGTATAAATAGTTCCGTCAATACCTATTCCATTTCCCCCGTTACCACCAGTACGACTACCGCTTGAAGCAGTAGCCCCGCCGCCACCGCCTACGAAACCGCTCCCGCCATTACCAGCAACTACCGTCCCTGTTGCAACCGATAAACTTTGCCCACCGCCACCCGAAGTTCCATTCGCTCCATTTACCCCTATAAGAGCAGTTGTATTTGTCGCACATCCACCACCACCGCCGGGTCCCGGCGAAGCAAATGTTCCAGTTGCTGAACACCCTGTACCACCGGGTTGCCCCCAATAACTTGTTCCGCCAGTGCCTGTTGCACCGCCAATGCCAGGTCCAGCCCCACCGCCACCTGCAAGAATATGTCCGTAACGAGTATATAAATCAATACCCCCAACATAAGCCGCACATCCAGCGTATCCTATTTTATAAGTAGAACCTGCAAGCGCCCAACCCGCAGTAACGCCGCCTGCGTTATTAACGGTAGCGGTACTACTTGAAGCCATTCCGCCCCCAACGCATACCGCCCATACCCAAGTTAATCCGCTAGGAAAAACAGGCGCAGTATTTAACGTAGCGTTACCTATTACTGTTATTGCACCAGTTGTAGCATTAGTAATTGAAAATGTTGTGTCATTTGCCGCGGTAACTGTAAAAGTTCCGTTATAACCAGTAGGCGTTACTGCGCTAATTGTTACGCTATCGCCGACTTTAAATTTATTTTGAGCAGTAAACGTCGCAGTTCCCGCTGAAGTCGCAACTGATACTACAAGCGCAGAACATAACGTATGTCTAACAGGCAATCCGTAGGGATTAACAATAGGAATTCTAGGTGCTTGCGTTACCGTTACTTTATTAGATAATGGAAACCATTCCGAAACCTGAGATCCCGGCTCGCCACGTTTAATTGGGCTAGTCATTATGAAATCCTGTTTACGTAACCGCTTACTGTAATAACGCTAGCCGTACCCGCGTAAGCGCGAATTACGTTACCCGCCGCACCCGTACCAGCCAAAATTAATCCGGGTACAACAAGAGTTAACCCTGATAAAGATGGAATTGTTATTTTAAGATCATCATCCGGCGATGTTGTTCCGCCATATTGAACCGTGAGAGCAACCGCCGCAGTAGATGAGTTATAAGCATATAACCAAATTTCATCATAAATCGACGCGGATGTTCCTGTTGTATGGATCGCAGTTCCGGAAGAAGCCGTAGCCACTACTAAAATCGGTGATCCATCTACTTGTCCTGATAGCGGTACTTTAGTAAACGTTGCCATTTATTATCCCTTCCTATCCGAAAATCTGATTGGCTAATATGTTCTGATCCGAATCATACGCAACAGATCCGCCGCCAGTATTAGCCGCCACCCACGCGCTACCAGTATAAACCTGTAACGAAGAAGATGTTGTATTGTAATAAATATCTCCCGCGCGCAACGTAGGAATTGTAGGCGCGGTTGATAGATATTGTATATTTAAAGGATCTAACGCTAACTTACTCATTAGATTATCCTAATATAACTACACGATAAGCGTTAGCAGATGGAGCGGTTGAGAAGTTAAGAGTTACGGTATTTGTTGTAGCCCGCAGGTTATCAACCATTACTTCCGATCCATCCGACACGGTATAAACCTGAACCAAAACGTCCAGCGTTCCCAAGTTGTGAGTAATCGTATAAGAGGTAGAAGATGTTGAAAGAGTTTGAGAAAACTTTCGCGCCACTACCGATGTATCAACCGAAACCGTACCGGTTGAAACCGTGATACCCGTTCCCGCTCCTACCGCCAATCCGCTTGATGTTGTTCCAAGTCCTGAGTTTGTAGCAAGCAAGATAGCCGCAGTAGCACCAGTACCACCTACGGTTAAACCGCCTGTAGATAATGGAGCGAATGAAAACGCGCTACCCGAAAGAGTAATACCGTTACCCGCAGTATAAGTTGTTCCTGAACCTGATTGCGTAAAGGTAAGTGAATCTGTTCCTAATTTAATACCGTTAAGAGGCGTTGTAGATGTTCCTGTCGCGGTTTCTACCCACGAAGTTGAAATGTTTGCTGATCCAAGAATAACGAAGATACTATCGCCAGCAATTACCTGACCGGCAATATGGTTGTCGTAGTCTGTCGCGCGAGTCAATACGGTTGATACGCCCGTAGTTCCAGCAGTTGTTACCGTATAAACACCGTTTTGTAATCCAGCCGCTTGATTCTTAACCAATACTCGATCATTTAAAACAAGTACGTGTGTATCAATCGTTGTTGTTCCCGTAGCCGTTACCGTGAATGTCGCTCCCACGCCAGTTCCACCATCAGCACCAGCAGATCCAGCCGCATAAGTACCAGTAGGTAGAGCCGCAGTTGTGGCAACCTGTACCGCACTATGTACGTTTAATCCGGACGCAACCGCGTCCACATAACTTTTTGTCGCTCCATCTTGAGCCGCAGTAGGATCTAAAAGGTTAGTAATTTTCTGAGAGTTGAAAGACACCGACGCAGTAGGTACACCAAAAGCAGATAGCGCAAAGTTTGCCGCAGTAAATCCGTGAGCGTGATCGCCGTGAGCCGCAGAAGTAGCAGTTCCAACTGTACCCGTGGCTGACGTTACCGATACCGGAGTAGTTCCTGATATTGCCACAGTACCGTGTGTGTGATCTGAATGAGCAACCGTGGTAGCCGTACCATCGGAAGATGTAGATCCGTAAGAGGTTTGCGCCGTTACAGTTCCAAAACCCGGTCCCGCGTGAGCGTGATCCGCGCGCGCGTAGTTAGTAGATGATCCATCCGCCGCGCTTCCCGCAATCGTTACCGTTGTGGAAAGACCTGAACCAAACGCGTTTGCTTGTTGCCAAGTTGTACCGTTTGAATAATAGATTAAGAAGTTATCGGTCGCGTAATAAAAAGTTCCCGCTGATACCGCAGTAGCCGCCGGACGTGAAGCCAACGATCCGTAAGTAATCCCACCCGCTTGAGTCCAGTTAGTTCCATCGTAAACATAAATAACTTTACTGGTGGTATTGTAATAAATCTGTCCTGATACTGGAGAAGATGGCGCGGTTCCCAAGTTCTGAACGCGGGCATTTTGTAGTTCATTCTGAGTTAAGTCAATCGGGGTCAGAAATTTACGTGCCATTTATTTTCTCCTAGATTATGTAAGCAGTGCCACCGAAAGAAGCACTAAAGGTTAATATGATTTGATTTGAATTTGGATAAGACACGTTACCTTCAACGTTTGTTCCACCTGAATCTATAACTACCGCTACCGGATAATTATTAAGGTTATGATTTACCGTCCACGTTGAAGATGGCGTCCCCTGATAATGAGTATAAAAAACACCCGTAACATTTCCTGCCGGTCCTTGAGGTCCCGGCGCAGTAATAACTATATTTGGCACAGGTACGCTTGTTATAACTACATTCGTTATTGGCTGATCTACTACTAAAATGCTATCGGTCATCGCGTTACCTGTGGTGTTACGTTAATTGATCCCTGAACTAATCTAGTTACAATTCCACCGCCGCTAGTAATTTCCATATCATAAGAATAAAGTCCGTTTGTAATCGCTCCCGTTTGCGCCGCCGTTGCGTGAACCGCTAGCGTCCCCGTTGAAGCAGTAATCGCTATACCTGACGTATTAGTTAAACTTAACACCGATGTCTTTGCTAAAGGTGAAGTTCTTATCTGTAACGCCGCGGTATATCCCGTTAAATCAATAGGTGTTCCGCTTGGGTCTGTCCATTGGAAATTTACATACCAATCCGCACCCTGTTCGATTACGGTGTTATAGGTTACCGCTGGCATATTAACTCCGTTATCTATTTAGTTATTAATACTTGATCCGCACTTAGGGCAAATTGTAGAGCCTTTTATTGTCGGGAATCTACAATTACTACAAAATACTGCTAACGACGCTAGACCCATCATTGATCCGGACGCTTCCGCTAATTCGCTCATAGCCCAAACTAACGCGTCCATTCGATCCGGTGAATCACCTGAATCCGGCACCCATTGGCACATCTCATCTTCTAACTTATTAAATCCCCCGACGTGATGAACCCGACCCTGTTCATATAACGCCGAAATAGGTTCAGCCCTAACTCTTTTACCCCGCGAAGCAGTAACTTTGGTGACGGGTATGTTGGGGCTGACGTTTCTTAGGAGAAGTTCGACCATATCGCCACCATTATTGGTTTCGGCAATTATTCGATCGGCTTTCCAATCTTCGTAAGCGTTTATAGCCACACGCGCCCATTGTTCCGGACTTACGTGGCAAGTTCTATCATCTAAAACATAATATTGGTTATCACTACTTAATCCCGCGACTACGATTCCCGTATCATCTGAGTTTTCCCCTGATGTTACCGCTGGATCTATCGCTACTACGATCCTAATTAAAGGCGGCAGATCTTCTTCTCTGATCCGCGCCGATTCAATCATATCCCTAGACCATAACGCGCCTTCAACATCCTCTAGCAATTCGCCTTGTAATTCTTGGCGACCTAACCGAGTTCCTGAATACCGTAACTGCAACTCAACTAAAGCAGATGGCGCAAGATTTTTTTCATTATCAAACGTTGATCCACGCGTAATATGGGTAGTTTCACGCGTTAATAAATTCTTTAAAATTGGTATAGGTCTTGGCGTTGTCGTAACCACTATTTGCGGGTGATCGCCTAGACGTAACCCGAACTGTAACTGATCCCACGCGTCCACTTTGTCCCACGCCGCTAATTCGTCGCACCAAGCCCCATTATGCTGAGGTCCACGCAATCGATCAGGTTCTTCCGCCGAAAATAATTTTATTCGTGAACCGTTTTTTAAAACGATTTCACCTATTGATCGGTTCCAAGTCTCTAAAACGTGGTATCTATTTAAGATCCCCAAAACCCCTGAGTCGCCTTCGACCGTAGTATCTCTCGCGTCAGCGAATGTCTTCGCTACTATCGCCCACCGTGTCTTCGGTTTGGTTATCGCTTCCCACGCTATCCACTCCGCCCCGCAACGAGTCTTCCCCCACCCGCGACCCGACAGGATCAACCACGTTTGCCAATTCTCCGTCGGCGGAATCTGATTCGATCGCGCCTTCGATTCCCAATAAAGTCTGCTCCCTGTCGCTATGTGTTCCGACGTTATTTTGGGATTCGATTTCGGCGATAAGATAGGCAAATCGTCTAACTTGCTCATCGATCTCACTCCCACCTTCAAAAACTTCCACGCGGCTTTCCGTTTTAACGGGTGCGTCCAACCCTAGAAGTTTTGCTTGTCTTTCGAATAACTTAATTGTAGCCATAATTGCAGGAATTTCGCCACGTAACGCTTTTGTCCAAACTCCGGCAAGTAATCGCTCTATACGATCATCCGCTAAATCTCTTTTACGATCTATCGTTTCCCTTGGGTATCGCGCTAACGCTCTTTCGTATGCGTGAAAAGCACCCGACGGGCTGGCATACCCCACTTGTTTAGCAATTACTTCATAAGTAATTCCCATTTGTCGCAACTCAACTACTTTGCGTTCTTTTTCTAATAATTCCCATTCCGCTTGTTCCGCCGTTTTTTCAACGGGTTCTGCGGCATTTTCAACGTTTTCCATTAAACGCCCGGTATTGGCGGATAAAGTCTTGGATTTGTTGATCTCTCCGGCGCCCATTTAATAACCTTTGATCCCCATTTTTTAGTAAAGATTTCTGCTTGTTTCTTTTCTTCCGCCATATTTCTATATACGCCGCACCCACCTTTTACAGTTAAGTGAGCCGCTTTATAATAGTTACGGTTAATACGCAATACCTTATGAAACTTATGTAAGTGTTGAAGAAATATATCGTAATCTTCTTTAAGCCCTAATCTCATATCGTAATCAATACCTTCGGTTTTCTTTTGTACGCAAAAAGTCCCAAGTACCGGCGAACTAAACGCCAAGGGTGTGTATTCCCGATAAAAGCGCGGATCGAATGAAACGTTCACGCCCCATAAATTTGTTCCTATTTCTTCTGCCATAAAGCAGCCACGATCTAAGAATTCTACAAACTGATCCCTATCGTAAGGCATCCAATTATCTTCGTTTGTCGCCTTACCAAAATATCCAAATTCTTCCACATCGTCATCCATCATAACTACCCATTCATCTTTGCCCGCTTGATCCAAGATGTATTGGCGAACTTTAGCCATATTTCCGCGAGTAAAGTCAGGCAATATCATTAAATTGCCGCCTTGTTTTTCTTTATATTCTTCCGCTTCGAATTCGTGAACGGCAAGAGTAATATCAAAAAACCAGTTACGAATTTTTACATCATCCGCGCGCTTATATGAGGGACTAACTATTAACATTATTCAACCGATCAAGAATTGGCGTCCCCGCAATTACGCGCCCTATTCCGGCACGTGAAAAACCTGCTCTTGAGTCCCACGCTTTAACAGTTTTAAGATCAAAAGTTGTTATTGCTGATTGCCAATCTAACGCGTTATCAAAAACTAAAATTACGTAATTATTTTCTTCTCGTAACGCTAACGAAAATTCAATATCCGGACGTTCTTCTTGTTCTACGCCACTAAGTTTTTCTAATTCTTCTATATCTGATTGGTTATATCCCGTACCACTAAAGTTTTCTAAATCTTTTAATAATCCCGTTAAATAATCATCGTTATATTCGCCCAAATCATTAGAGCGATTATCTACTAAAACAATTTTTAACGCCGCTTGATCGTCGCAATCAATAATTACTGTGTCAATTTCTTCCCAACCAATTTGTTTAGCCGCTCGCAATAAGTGATTACCTGCAAGCACGTAATTAGTTGATTTTTGAACTACTATTGGTCGATATTGTCCATTAACTTTTAAAGATTCAACAAGCAACGAAACGTTACCGCGTCGCGCATTGTTTGGATATTCTTTTAACGATTCTACATTCATTTTTTTAGCGTCCATATTATCCCCTAATGTTGAACCCGCCCTAGCGAGAATGGCAGATGGGTAGCCTACAACGGTTTTCTAGGGGACGCTATTAACCGAGGTTCATCAACTAGGGCGGGAAGTTTGTAAACGATCATCTAAAAGGTCATCGACCTCTTTAAGAATTAAAATGCGCCTTCGTTCATTTAATTTAGGATCGATTAATAATTTATGCAAATATGTTAGAACGTCATCAATTTCTTTTATTGTGGGTTCTAATTCTGTAACATCCACTATTGCCTTTTTTTCTTAGTGCCTTCGTGGGTATGCGTCGCCTATCATAAAGAATTATGTAACAATTATGTCAAATTGGCAAACGGGGTTTCGCCTTACGCCGCCTATCGTAAGCCTTTTGAAGATCTAAAAACAAATATTTTCCGTTTCGTTTTTTAATTTTATCTTCTCTGACCCACCTATAAATGGTTACGGTTGAGACTTTAAAAAATTTAGATCCCGTTTCAACATCAATTAGCAGATTCAAGTATTTGTCCCAAAAGTCGCCATTTGGTCGATTCCCAAACCGTGTTACACGATCCGCACCGAATACCACCTAATGATTCTAAAACTGTTGGGCTAATTCGTAAGGTATATCCGCAAGTTTTCCCCTGATCGTCCAATGCCGGACAAGCGCCGATAGTTATTTCTTCCGACCTATTACCTAACACGCCTTGAATTCGATTATAGATTTTAAATAATTCTGTAAGTAAATCTTCCGAACTCAAATAGTTTTTTTTAGCCCAATCCCAATGTTTGGAAAAATACTGAGCCGATTCCGTAATCTTTTTTATATCTTCCCCGCGAAATACGATCCGAGAATGTCCTTGTTGTTTTCGTAACCTTGATTCGTGAGTATATAACAAATTAACAATATCCCCCGACCTTAAATACAAAACTTCTAACCGAATTGGTAACGGCGGAGTTTTTGTCCCCTGAACTCTTTCCCCGTAACCTTTAACGGGGATCATTTCTTCTGCTAACGCTTCATATAAAGCGGGTAATTCTTCTATATTCGCAAGCCCACGCGTCCAACACCGATCACAAATTGATTGTTTGGATTTCCGTAGGCATACGAAACATTTCATTTGTCTTTTTTGCCACGCTTGTCCCTACGCGCCTTGTAAGCATAAACCGCTTCTTTGTCGTAATAAACATTTCGTCCATCCTTCTTAACCCATTTAAGGTTACCCCTATGCTGGATTTGGTGAAGGTTATTGAAATTGATTCCCAATAATTCAATTACGTCTTTTGCCGCTATTAGTTCCGCTTCTACCATTCGAAGTCATCCCCTGTTTGTTTAGTCGTGATTGGTTTAAATTGTTGTTTATCGACTTTAGGAATAACCCCCACCGTCTCGGATCTAATTTCTAATCCTTGTTTTTGAACTCCCGCTTTGTCGGTGTAATTTGAAACTTTTAATTTACCTATTACCAAAACCCGATCACCTTTTTTAAATTGATCTACCGCGTTTTCGGCTTGTTTGCCCGCAACGCTGACCCTGAACCAAACGGTTTCACCGTCCGACCATTCACCAGTTTTGCTTTTTTCTCTTGGCGTGTACGCAATAGGAAAAGATGTTACCGAAAAATCGTTAAAAAACTTTATTTCGGGATCTTTACCTATTACCCCTTTAACTGTTATATCTGCCATTTTGTCCCCCTCTAGTCTATTTTTTCTGTCGAACCATCTTCCCGAAATCTTACTATAAGTCCATCGGGAAGTTTAATTGGGTAATCCGCCGGATCAGCCCAACTTGGCACCATCCACCCATTAACCGTAGCAACCGCCGGATTTGCGTGAATACTATCTGTCCCCAAATTATGGCATTTATGGTGAACTACCATTAAATTAGCAACACTATCAACGCCGCCCCTAGACTTGAGTTTGCGGTGATGTAGCGCCATATCTTCGCCATACTGACCGCACTTTTCGCAATACCCTTTAGCGCGCTTTAAAACCTTTTCAACTATTTTTTTATCCACGTTTACCTTGTTCAAATATCAAAAATGGAGCCGCGGTATAAGGATCAAATCTAGCCGCGATTTTTAACGCTTCTTCCATCGACGCGCCCGCGTGAATTGCGCCAATCGCTAACGGTGATCCGTGTCCTACTCCATAAACCCCTGAATCGTCCAACATAACCGAAAAATCGTCTGATATATCAAAAACCTGCCCGCCTACCGCAATTAAAAAGGCAAAGTTAGGATCTTTTTCGCTTTCGTCTTTTTGCCAATCATATTGGTTATCTTTAAAACATTTCTTTAATGACGGGATTACCTTAGAGATCATAAAATGATAAAGGTCTTTTCGATCAGCCGTTGTTGGAGTGGGTGGATTCCAAATATGCTGAGCAATATCGCAAGCCTCAGCAAGCCCGCTTCCGCCAATTAAATAATTATTACGTTTTGTTATCTTTGCGATTTTAGGATGGCTATATTTTCGATCGCCCGTAGTAAGGCTATCCGCGCCCATAATAACCCTGTCTTCATATTGAATCGCAACGATCGTGGTCATTTATTTTTCCGATCGTTTATTAGCGCGGATCGCAACCTTAGAAGGTGAATAACCGTCGGTTGTTTTACCCGTCTTTTTCTGAACCTTTTTAACTTTTTTAAACGCCTTACCATTTGGGCGATCATCGTTTCGCCCCCCTTTAGATTTTGCTTTTCCCATTACCGTAACATAGCAGAAATCCCCGCCTTACGGCAGGGATCTCGCGAGCGCGGAGAGGAAAGGGGCAACTCTCAAATCCGCGCTTCTTTTATATTAGCACACTTGTCCCGACGGAAAGGATCGTCTAGTGCGCTAATTCTTATTAGTTACGGTTTCTTTTTTTGTGATTTTATACCCACCGTAACTTAATGCGTAACTCCAACTTTGACCCTGAATTTTATGAAGTTTCATATATAGGTCGTTAATATCTTCCGCTTCAAAAATTGCCTTTTCATCTTTAGACAGTAGAAACATTTTTACCCCCTTTTTCTTTTAAATAAATTTCGTGCGCGCAGATCTCAGAACAAAAAGATCGTTTATCGTTTGGATTTGGTTCGTCATATTTCATCGACCAAGTTTCCATCCCGTGCCGGAAGGGTGCGGTATTCCCGCACCGATCACAAACAAAAAATAGTTTTTCCCAATCAATTAAACCGCTCATTACTTTGCCTCCGTTTTGTAATTACATTTTGGGCATTGTTCATATTTTCGCCAAGGTTTGCCATCAAAA